TCATAGAACCTCCAAGGGCCGCAATCGGCGCCAGAAGCTCAAGGGCAAGTACCAGCGGGTCCGGGAAGAGGCGCAGCTTGCAGGTCTGATCCCTACGACCAAGGAGGGAGCCCTGCGGAACGAGGCCGTCGCGCCTGGTTCTCAAGGGATTCAGCCCCTACCAGGACTGATAGGAAGAGCCATCCGGCGAGGATGGAAGGTCCCAGACGAGCGGAAGCCGGGTTTGGTGGACGAGCTGATAGGGATAGTCGAGAACCCGGAGATCAGCGCGGTCCCGAAGGTGATGGCCTACAGCGCTCTGACCAAAGCTGACCAGCTCCAGTGGGAGCGGGACCACCCGGAGGAAGCGGGTCGGATGAAGGGCGCGGTACAAGTCGGAGTCGGCGTCAAGGTCGAGAATAATCTGGCAGACCTGGACGCAATTCTGAGAAGAGTCGATGAGCAGCTCAGAGCACCAACCTCGGCAGCCGAAGTTTCTATTGACGCCTCGGCACATCATGGCGGTCAAGGAGGTGCTCTGGCCGAAAGTGAAGCTGTACGAGAAGCAGCTGGAAGTGCTGACGGCTACGCTGGAGACGCCGGAGACTTACGTGACGGCAGCGAACAAGGTCGGTAAGGATTTCGTGGCAGGCTTCATCGCACTGGCTTGTTTCATCACCTGTCAGCGCCTAGGAGTGACGGCCAGGATCGTGACCACTTCGGTTGCCGAGCACCACTTGAAAGTCCTATGGGGCGAGATCGGAAGATTCCTGAGCACGGCGTCCCGAAGCCTGGTAGCCGGCAAAGGAAACGCGGGACCGCTGGTGGTTAATTATCAGGAAGTGCGAGTAGCTGGCGAGGCCGAATCCAAAAATCCTCTGAGCTATCTGGTCGGCCGAGTCAGTGCCAAAGGTGAAGGAATGGCCGGACATCACGCCGAGTTCACCTTGTTGATCGGAGATGAGGCATCGGGCCTGGATGATGCGGTCTATGAGGCGGCGCAGGGCTGGGCGCAGCACATGCTCTTCATCGGTAATCCTAATCCGTGCAGCAACTTCTTCTTCAATAACGTCAAAGCCGGCAATCTGGTAATCTGAAATGAAGGAAGGAGTTCAGGATGGAGGTGAAGACAAAGATGAGTCAGTTCCTGCGCCGGGTTATTCGGATCAGCGCCGAGGACTCCCCGAACATCCAGCTCGCCAGGAAGCAGATCGCCGAGGGGTTGGAGCCGACTGACGAGACGGCGATTCCGGGAATCCTGACCTGGAGCGAACTTGAGAAGCGGAGATCGACTTGGGATCGGGTCCGGCAGTGCATAGGCCTCGACGGGCAGTTTTGGGAAGGCGCAGAAGTTCTGCTCTTTCCCCCGGAGTGGCTCAATCGGGCCGAGCAGGTGGATCGAGGGCTAAGAGAGAGCAGAATCGAGCGTCAGGCCAAGGCTATTGGGATCGACCCGGCGGAGGGCGGGGATAGAACGGCTATGGCGGTAGTGGACGAGCTGGGACTGATCGAGCTGGTCAGCAAGCGGACGCCGGATACGGCAGTCATCACCGGGGAGGCGCTGGCCTTCATGCAGCGGTGGAAGGTGGAGCCTGAGCGGGTGGTGTTCGACCGGGGCGGCGGAGGGAAGGAGCACGCCGACCGGCTGCGGTCCCAGGGCTGGCCGGTGCGGTCAGTCTCCTTCGCCGAGACCTTCCAGGTAGAGCCCCGCCGGGGCCTGGTCATGGTCGAGGAGCGCAAGGAGGTCAGGGAAGAGCGCTACGCCTACCGGAACCGCCGGGCCGAGATGTACGGCAACCTTCGACAGCTCCTCGACCCGGCCGTCAATCCTCAGGGATTTGGGATCGGCAGGGAAGAGGTGGAACTGAGAAGGCAGCTGGCTCCGATCCCCCTGACCTACGATGGCGAGGGCCGCCTGGAGCTGTTGCCCAAGAGCAAGCGCGAGGGTGGTACGGGGAAGTGCCTGATCGACTTGATCGGGCACAGCCCGGATGAGGCCGACGCCTTGGTGCTGGCCATTCACGGAATGCAAACCAAGTCGAGCCGGGTCGTGGTGAGGTCGATGGTCTAGGAGATAATCATGGCACGCCGAACCACAACTAATCAGCCCCCGCCCATCCCTAATGGGAATGGCGGCTCAACCTTACCCTTAGACCAACTGCGGCGCTTCGAGGCCGTGGTTGATAACGTCCTGTCCCTACGACGAGAGATGCTGGCGAAGCTGATGGACCCTCGGCGCAACGTCGAGGACGAGGCGGGCCTGCCTCGGCTCACCGAGATCATCACCACTGACTTGTACCAGCAGCTCTACGACCGTGAAGCCATAGCGACTAGGGTGGTCGAGGTCTTGGCCAAGGAGTGTTGGCAGGTCCAGCCCCTGGTCTACGAAGCCGAGGATGCCGAGAGCAGAACCGCCTTCGAGGAGGCTTGGGACGTACTGGCTCAAGACTTGCGCGGGGAATCCTTCTACCAGGACGAGATGGGCAGCCCGGTGTGGGAATACCTGCTGAGGGCCGACATTCTTTCCGGCATCGGCCAGTTCGGGCTCATCCTCCTGGGCCTGGACGACGGGCAAGATATGAGCTCCCCGGCCTTCGAGCCCGCTTGGTTGAAGGGCCAGCAAACTACAGCGCTGCCGCAGGGGACTGAGGCCCAGTACTTCCAGCAGTTCCAATCAGCCGGATCATTCCGTCCGACGGGAGGGAATGGCAAGGCCAGTACCCGCAAACCAGATCAGCGCCGCCTCCTCTTCCTGCGGGTGTTCCCTGAGTCGCTAGTCGAGGTCACGCAGTCCGAGGCCAATCCCTTCAGCCCGCGCTTCGGCCAGCCGGTCATGTACAAGGTCACCTTCAACGACCCCTCAGCGCAGACCTCGGGTATCGGCTTGGCTCCCGCGACCCTCAACGTCCACTGGACCAGGGTCATCCACGTCGCCGACAACCTCCAGTCCTCGGAGGTCTACGGCGTGCCCCGGATGCGGCCGGTGCTGAACAACCTGATGGGCCTGCACAAGCTCTATGCCAGCGCGCCGGAGATGTACTGGCGCGGGGCCTTCCCCGGCCTGTCCATCGAGACCCATCCCCAGCTGGGTGGAGAGGTGGAGATCAGTCGCACGGACATGCGCGACCAGATGGAGCAGTACATGAACGGCCTGCAGCGTTACTTGGCGCTGGCCGGGGTGTCGGCCAAGACCTTAGCGCCCACCGTGGTGGATCCCAAGGCCCAGATTGACACGCAGATCGAGGCTATCTGCATCGAGCTGGGCGTGCCGGTCCGCATCTTCAAGGGGTCCGAGCGCGGGGAGTTGGCTTCCTCCCAGGATGACGCCGCCTGGAATGACCGGCTCAAGGCCAGGCAGCAGTCCTACCTGACCCCGCGCCTGATCGTTCCGTTCGTGGATCGGCTGATTCAAGTCGGCGTGCTCCCCGAACCCAAGGGCTACTCGATTCATTGGCCCGATCTGACCAGCCAGAATGAGCAGGAGAAGGCCACGGTCGCGGCCACTCGGACCCAGGCGCTGGCCGCTTACGTCGGCGGCTCGGTCGAGGCGCTGGTCCCGCCGCTGGACTACCTGACCCGAATCCTGGGCTTCGACGAGGAGGAGGCGGCGGCCATCCTGGAGAACGCGGCGGAGGCCGTCGAGGAAAAGATGGAGGCCGAGGCGCTGAAAGCGGAAGATGCCAAGGCGCAGGGCTTCAAGCCCGTGCCGCCGGAAGAATTTCAGAAGCCGGCGGAGGAGTCGGTGGAAGAGGAACCCACTCCCCCGATCATGTCTAAGGGGGAGGAGATCGTCGAGGAAGAAGGGGAGGAGGGCCAAGCTTAATGCCGCTATCCGTCTGCCAGGTCAAGGGGAAGGCCGGCTTCAAGTGGGGGGCCTCCGGCAAGTGCTACGCCGGCGCTGCCGGGAAAGCCCGCGCCCTGCGCCAGGCCAGGGCCATCGAGGCGAGCAGGGCCAGGGCCGTCCAGAACGCCAGGGCGCGCAGATTGGTGGGGAATGCCTTCTGCCCGACGGGGGAGGGCGGTGGCGTCGATCCGAGTTGTTCACCGGGAGGGCTCAGTATCAGGGAAGATGTAAGAGCTTCCCATTCCGGGCAAGTTGATTTGACGGCTAGGGCCTTCACTTCTGACGGTCAGCAGGCAGCCTACCTCGATTATTCGGTCTTTGAGGGGCGACCCCACATCAGCATGGTAGAGAGTCAGCAGAAGGGTCTTCGAGCCGGGGAGAAGCTTATTGAAAAGCTGGCCGAAGAGTACGGATACGAAAACATAGATTGGGGGATGATGACCCCGGATGGTGTGAAGTTGCAGGAGCGCTTGGACAAGAAACACGGCATCCAGCGCGGAATAGAGAAGACCGACGTGGAAAAAGTCGTAAAGGAACATGGGGGTATGGTCCTCTCCTTGGAAGATCGAGGCGCGGGTGTCCAGTCAGTCTATGCCGAGTTTTCCAAACCTGGAGCCGGGGAGAAGTTTGTTGCGACGCTGGAGAAACTCGGAGCTGAGAGAGTCAACATCCAAACCCATGAAGGGCAATCATGGGT